GGGCTTTTTACTTTTGCGTTGAAGTCATACCTAGGTATAAGAAAATTAACAAATCGTTCAAGAAAAACCGGCAAAATGGGTGATACCTCGCCATTTAACTAGTGAGCAGAATGATTTTTATTCAAGAACCCGAACTTTTAGGTCATTTCTGCGGACTTAGACTTAGGAGGTAATCAACCATGAAACCAGAAATGAAGAATCAACTCAAACAAATGAGAAAAGAAGGGTATGGCTATAAAAGGATAGCAAAAGAATTAGGACTAACATTAAGTGTCGTTAGGTATGCGTGTAGCAAAATAAACGATGAAGATTTACTTGAAGGTCACTGTGAAAAGTGCGGTTTGAAAATCAAATCCATCAAAGGCAAAAAGAGAAAGAGATTTTGTTCCGATCGGTGCAGATGGGATTGGTGGAACAAACACCATACAGAAGTTGACAAAAAAGCCTATTATACACATCAATGTAAGTTTTGCGGAAAAGAGTTTACTTCCTATGGAAATAGTAAAAGAGTCTATTGCAGCCATGATTGTTACATTAAATTCAAGTTGAGCAAAGGAGCAAATACACATGGAACGCTCTAATTTGGAAAGGTACTATTTATCGATAGCACCAATGAAGTTAATGTATGATGATGGTCTTATGACGAAACAAGACTACATCAAAGCGGAGTCTTTTTTGGCAGAGAAGTATTGTATCAAAAAAGGTAACCTCTATCGACTTATTGACTTGACTATACCCCGAAACAGAGTGATAGATATAGTAGCGATAGAGGAGGTCAAAGTCAATGAAAAGGACAATAACGAAGATCGACACGTTACCAAAGTTAACAAGGAAAACTAGGGTTGCAGCATATGCAAGAGTATCTGATGGAAAAGATGCGATGTTACAATCCTTAGCAGCACAGGTTAATTACTATAAGAAATCGATTCAAGAAAATGATACATGGGAGTTCTTAGGCGTATATGCAGATGAAGCGCTCACTGGAACTAAAGAATCAAGAGCAGAGTTTCAACAGCTACTAAAAGATTGTAGAGCTGGAAAGATCGATATGATCATCACAAAATCCATATCCAGGTTTGCAAGAAATACAGTGACCCTATTAGAAACTGTTAGAGAACTCAAGGCTATCAACGTGGATGTGTTCTTTGAAGAACAGAATATTCATTCAAACAGCGGTGAAGGTGAAATGATACTAACCTTTCTTGCTACATTTGCTCAAGAGGAATCCAGAAGTGCTTCAGAAAATATGAAGTGGAGAATTAGCAAGGAATTCGAACAGGGCATCATTTGGGGTGGTAAACCTTGCTTGGGATATAACATTCAAAACAAGAAAATGGTACTTATTCCTGAAGAAGCTGAGACTGTAAAACTGATTTATCAATTTTATCTTGATGGCAATGGTGATGAACAAATTTGTAAATTGCTAAATTCGATGGATATTGCACCGAACACAGGAACTAAGTGGCATTGGTCCACAATAAAATCCATCCTTAACAATTACAACTATACAGGAGATTTAATTCTACAAAAGACCTATCGAGAAAACCACTTGACGAAAAAGAAGAAGACTAATAATGGCGAGTTTGATAAATATTTAATAAAAGATGATCATGAACCGATTGTTTCCAAAGAACTTTATTTTAAAGCAAAAAAAACAAGACAAAAGCGATTGAATAAGATTAAATCAGCTCCACTAAAAAAGGATTATGCATTTTCAGGAATGATTAAATGTGGAGTGTGTGGTAGAGGTTATACTCACAAAAGTACAGCTTATAAGGAAATTTGGAAATGTTCATATTCTAATAAAAGAGGAATAGACGCATGTGATTCAAAGCAAGTGCCCGATGATAAAGTCATTGAAGCAGCAAATCACATATTAAACAGAACAGAATTTGATAAAGATTTCTTCAAATCCAAAGTTGAGTCAATAGTAGTGATGCCAGAAAAAAGACTAATATTTCATATGAAAGATGGAACTAGCATAGAGTACAATTGGACAGAAAGTTCCAGAAGGGAAAGCTGGACTCCTGAAATGAAGGAACAAGCAAGAATCAAAGAGTTAAACCGAGTGAAAGGAGGAGTACAAAATGGCTATAGTAACAGTAATTCCATCGACTAAGAACCCTATAACCCAATTACCAATCGGAAGCAATGCAACAAGGAAAGTTGCAGCATACGCTCGCGTTTCAACTAATACCGATGAACAGTATACAAGTTACGAAGCTCAAGTGAATTATTATAAAAAAAACATTCAGGAGAGACCTGATTGGGAATATATTAATGTCTATGCAGATGAAGGCATCACAGGAACCAGCACTAAAAAGCGCGTTGAATTCAATAAAATGATAGCAGATGCTCTTGAAGGAAAAATAAACCTAATCATCACAAAATCGATATCTAGATTTGCTCGTAATACTCTCGACACCATCACATATGTTAGAAAATTAAAAGATAATGGAATTGAAGTATTCTTTGAAAAAGAGAACCTATGGACACTTGATCCAAAGAGTGAATTGATTCTTACTATCATGGCTTCAATTGCACAAGAGGAATCACGCTCAATCAGTCAAAACGTTACATGGGGTAAAAGAGTAGGTTTCCAAGAAGGGAAAGTTTCCTTTGCGTACAACTCCTTTTTAGGATATAAGAAAGAAGATGATAAGATTGTAATTGATGAAGATCAAGCAGTTATTATTAGGTTAATTTATAGGATGTTTCTAGTTGAAGGTAAGACCTGTTCAGGAATCGCTAACTATTTGAAATCACAGCAGATTAAAACGCCAACAGGAAAATCAACTAATTGGACTAAGAATACAGTCAATTCAATTCTAACAAATGAAAAGTATAAAGGTGATGCGCTACTCCAAAAAACATTTACAGATAATTATCTTGAACACACGCTCGTAAAAAACACTGGCCAAATACCTCAATACTATGTTGAAAACAACCATCCAGCAATTATTGAGCGGAATATGTGGGAACAAGTCCAATCTGAACAAGGAAGACGTAATGAAATAGGTGCCCAATACTCCTCATCTGATACATTTGCTTCTAAACTTATATGTGAAGATTGTGGTGGTTTTTATGGAAAAAAGAAATGGCATTCAAATAGTAAATATTCAAGATTCATTTACCAGTGTAATAAAAAGTTTCACAAGCATAAAGAAAAATGCAAAACACCCAATCTAGCCGAAGAAGATATAAAGTTAAAATTCATTCAAGCTTATAACATTGTAATGGAGGATAAAGAAAGAATGATTCAAGACTCAAATGAAGTTATTGAACTTTTAACTAACACAACAAAGATAGATGATGAAATATCAAACATCAATGATGAGCTAATCATAACTTCAGAACTTGTAAATAAACTAGTTAAGGAAAATTCTAAAACAAGTATCAGTTTGGCTGATTATAACAAGAAGTATGAAGAATTATCTAATCGCTACGAAAGATTAAAAGGTAGACTAGAAGAATTACTTAATATAAAAAGTGAAAAAAAGGGTCAAGCACACAAGATGAAATCCTTTCAATCCAACGTAACCCAATCAAAAGATGAGCTTGTTGATTGGAATGAGAATGTGTGGATGTTGATGGTTGATAGTGCAGTAGTTCATAAAGATACAAGTATTACATTTAAATTCAATAACAGGAAAGAAATCAAAAGCTAATAAATTATATGAGATGCCATGCGACTATAATAAGTTGAGTGGCTTTTTGTTGATTTAAGGTGTAATTTCAAAATGTGGTCGAATAAATAAAACAAGTGTGTTATAATTTATGCAAAGAACAAATAAGTAAATCATAATTTTTTATTGTAAGGGGGATCTCTAAGTGAAGTCTTCTTATACAGTGTTAATACTTGAATTGAAAAAAACAAAACTGAAAACTTAATGAATTAAGATAATCTTAATAATTGGAAAAAACAAATTAAAGTATCATGTAGATATTTACAAATAGGTTATTTAAATTAGAGCAAATTAGAATTGATGGGATAAACAAGATATGAAAAGTGAGGTTCTCCAATGAAAGCTAATTATTTAAAAATAGAATTGTATGATTTATTTCAGAGCGACCCTCTCATTTTTGAGTTTATACAGTCGGGATCTTTAGATGGTATTTGGTATTGGGATTTAGAAAATATAGAAAATGAATGGATGAGTCCGAAGTTTTGGGAGACACTCGGATATAACTCTGAAGAAATGAAATATAAATCTTCTGAATGGCAAAATATTATTTTTAAAGGTGATCTTGAAATAGTCAATAAGAATTTCGATGAACATTGTAAAAATCCCAATCACCCATTTGACCAAATCGTAAGATACAGACATAGGAATGGATCTACTGTATGGATTAGATGTAGAGGTTTGGCAATTAGAGACAAAACAGGCAAGCCTGTAAGAATGCTTGGAGCTCATACCAATATTACACAAATCAAGCGATTAGAGGAAGAACTGAATGAGATAAAAATTTATCATGATTTAGTTTCGAATGCTACATCAAGTGGCATCTATGTAGTTGATGCTAATGATATTTGTACTTATGTTAATGATAACGCCTTAAAATTACTAGGATATAAAGATGTAAAAGAAATGATAGGCAAACCTATGCACGGGTTAGTCCATCATTCATATGAAGATGGTAAATCTTTCAAAGAAAAAGATTGTCCTCTAGTAAAGACATTTTTTGAATCAAAAACAATTCATGCAGAAGACATCATTTGGAGAAAAGACAACACGTTTTTTCATGTTTCATACTCCTCTATTCCTCAAATCATCGATGGAAAAGTTGTTGGTGCTGTTGTAAACTTTGCCGATATCTCTGAACGAAAAATATATGAAGATGCCTTATTAGAAAGTAATAATCGTTTTGAAACACTTTTCGAAAAAGCGCCACTAGGATATCAGTCGCTTGATATAAATGGATATTTTCGTGAAATAAATCAAACTTGGCTTACGATGCTAGGTTATCAAAAAAACGAAGTCATTGGCAAATGGTTTGGTGATTTTTTAACTCCCAAATATAAAGATGCTTTTAGACAACGGTTTGAGCTGTTCAAAAAACTTGGAAAGATTCATTCAGAATTTGAAATGGTTAAGAAAAATGGAGATGTCGTCTTCATCGAATTCGAAGGATTAATCGGCTACAATGAGAAACAGGAGTTTGAACAAACATATTGTACTTTGAATGACATAACAGAACTCAAAGAACAAGAAAAAGAAAAAAATAAACTAGAAAAACAATGGGGCAAGTTAATTAAAGAATTACCTTTAGGATTCAGTATTCGGGAACTCATTTTTGATGAAAACGGAAAACCTGTCGACTATAGATTTGTAGTTATTAACGATGTTTATGAAAGTATTACTGGACTAAAAGCGGTAAACATCATTGGAAAAACTGCAGGTGAAGTATTACCTGGGAT